AAATTAATGAAAAATTAAAGCCATATTTGGATAAATATGAGGAACAGGCTGAGGAATACCGATTGGACAATGCATCAGTTGATAAAGATGGCAATCTAATTTTAAAAGAGGATGGCGGTTTTTCATATACAAAAGATGGATTGAAAAAATTGACTGAAAAATCAAAGGAATTAAATTTAACTGAGGTTGATTTTGAGGCGATACAAATCATTAATCCTGATGGATTAGAAGAATTTGGATTTTTGAAGGATTGGGTTCAGGGTGTAGAGTTTACAAACATAGAAGAAGAAATAGAAATTTAATATGAAAACAATCGAATCGGTTTCAATTTGGGATAATGGATCAGTAAAAGAGGCCAAAATTTTAAATGCCTATGCAATCAATGTAAAATTGGGCAATTCGGCAGAATTTTATTATAATTTATCCTGTGAAAATATTGATGGATCAATTGGGCAATTTATTACATCAGGCAATTTGACAATGGATGGCGATGCATATGCACAATGGTCGGTTGATTCATATGCTTGGGATTGGGTTGCAGAGCAATTGAATTTGACCATCACAGGCGAATATATTCCACCGGTTCCACCGGAACCAACACAGGCACCGGAACCACAAATTGAATCACCTGCGGTTTAATGGCATTAGTAAACGGAACCAATGTTGTTTTGTATGAAGGCGATGTGGCATTAGGACATTCTAAATCAGCCACGATGTCTTTGCAGATGGATATGGCCGAATTTACTAATAAAAATTCGCAAGGTTGGAAAGAAGTATTGGCCGGTAAACGATCAGCATCATTTTCAGCCGAAGGATTGGTGGATTATTCAGATCAGGTTAATTTCAACCAATTTGCAGACAGAATCATCACACGATCTGAGGTGCAATGGGTATTTCAAACGGAGGGGATGTTTTACTATGGATTGGGATACATTAACAATGTGGAACAGGTTTCACAAATGGAAAACGTTTCAACGTATTCGGTTGATTTTACAATTTCGGGCCGTATTTATACCGATGCTCGATTGATATGGAATCAGGTGTTTACCAATTGGGAAAACTTAAATATTCAATGGCAAAATCTATAATGCATTTTGAATATATTTGCATAAAATAAGAGCATAAAATAAAACAAAAATATGGCAACATCGGGAGTATTTAACGGCACGAACCTATTGATCAAAGTTGAGGGGACTGCAATTGCACACACGACATCTTGCACATTGTCTATTTCACAAGACATTGCAGATGCAACAACAAAAAATTCAGGCGGTTGGTCTGAGGGAATCAGCGGTTTACGTTCAGGTGAAATTTCATTTGATGGTTTAGTGAACTACGCATCTGCGGCAAATGCTGAGGAATTAGTTGATTACGTATTGAATCGCACGGTTGTTACTTGCGTATTCGGTACATCAGCAACAGGTGATGTGATTTACACAGCAGAAGGATACATTGCATCAATCGAGCAATCAGCAGAGATGGAAGCGGCGGTGACATTCTCAGGTTCAATCACATTGACAGGGGCAATCGTAAAATCAACGAACGCATAATTTGTTGATTGCCAAAATATACTCCCGGCATCAGCAAAATGGTGCCGGGTTTTAAAGTTTAAACACCTAATCAAACAATAATGGAAAATCGCAAACGTGGTTATTGTCAATTAAATATTGGCGGTAAAGATCGCACACTACATTTTTCGATGAATTTTTGGGTTGCATTTGAGGATGCAAGCGGACACAAAATTTCAGAAATCGACAAAGTCTTTTCATCAGGCATTTCATTGAACACAATGCGTGCATTAGTATATGCAGGTATTTTGGCATATGATCAAGAAAATGGAAATCCAATTGATTACAACGTATTTCAGGTAGGATCGTGGATGGAGGATATGACACCTGATTCATTGACATTATTGGTGAATACCTTAATGGAATCAAGAATTTTAGGCAATGACCTGAATGCCGGTGTACGTAGAAATGTTGAAAAATCGACAAAAAACCCAAAGCAGATCAACCCCTAACGTGGGATCGAATGCTTGATTTTTATATCGGTCAGGCAGGTATTCCACCGGATCAGTTTTGGCGAAACACTTGGAAAGAAAATGCGTTGTTGGGGGAGTCTTGGAGTGTTAATGTCAATTTGAATTGGGAAATGGCACGATTTATTTCCACGATGATTGTAAATTCGAATGCCACCAAAAAATCACAAATAATTTCACCTGATAAATTATTCCCGTTGCCACAGGATGTGTATTTGGAGAAAGGCAAACCGAAATCAACACCGGAACAATTCGAGGCATTTTTGAAACAAATTGAAAAAAGTCAATCCAAATAATGGGTTGGCTTTTTTTTTAACTTTACATTATGGCAGAGGAACTAAAAGTACGAATAACCGGTGATTCAACCGATCTTGATTTAGCATTATCAGATGCACAGAAATCATTAGTCGCATTTTCAAAGAAGGCGGCGGATATGGGCAAAACATTGTCCACATATGTAACGGTACCTTTATTGGCTGCCGGTGCGGCATCAATTAAAATGGCATCAGATTTCAATGAATCATTGAACAAAGTTGATGTATCATTTAAAAGTGCATCAGTAGCAGTCACAGATTTTGCCAAAACATCATTGAAAACATATGGTATTGCATCAGGCACGGCATTGGATATGGCATCCAATTTCGGTGATATGGCAACATCAATGGGATTAGGAGTTGGGGAGGCTGCAAAATTATCGACATCATTAGTTGGTTTGGCCGGTGATATGGCATCATTTAAAAACATTTCAATCGATGTTGCACAAACAGCATTGAATGGAATTTTTACAGGTGAAACAGAATCATTGAAACGGTTAGGTATTGTAATGACCGAAGCCAATGTAAAGGCATATGCATTTTCACAAGGGATCACAAAGCAATACGATGCAATGTCGCAGGCTGAAAAAGTCATGTTGCGATACCAATATGTGATGTCAGTCACAAAAAATGCACAGGGTGACTTTGCAAGAACAAATGAAAACGCAGCCAATCAGATGCGTATGTTTGGCGAAGGTATGAAACAATTGAGTGCTGAAATTGGTCAGGTAATGTTGCCGGCTGTCACATCAATTGTGCGTGCTGCAAATGATATGATTTCAGGTTTTTCTGATGCCGATAGTTCAACAAAAACATTGATTGTGACATTGGGTGGAATTGCTGCGGCAACCGGGCCATTGTTGTTTTTAGTGGGTACGATTGTTCCAAAAGTCATTGAGGGTTTCAATTTAATGAGTGCTGCTGCGGTTAAATTCAATTTGACATTAAGCACAGCCGGTGGAATTGCTGCATTAGCAACCATGATGGGAATCGCTGCGAAATCTGCATATGATTTTGCCAAAGCATTAAAGCCGGACAATAAATTAACAGAGGCACAGAAAAATGATGTAAATGCTATAAAGCAAAAAAACACAGAAATTCTTGCATCAATTGAATTGCTTAAAAAGCAAAAGGCAATGGCATCGGCTGTGAAAACAGGTATGGATGCGGCAGGTGGTGTTTCAGTTGCAGGAATTGATGCACAGATTGCAGGACAACAGAAATTGTTGTCGCAAAATAATGCATTAATTTCAGGATTAGAAAAGAAAGCAGCAGCAGAGGCAAAAGCAGCACAAAAGGCAACAGAGGAAGCGGATAAACAAGCAAAAGAGGAACAAGCAAGAATTTCAAAGGCATTATCTGCAAAAGAAGGTGCATTTAAAATTGAAAAAGATCATTTACTTGAAATTGCATTGGCTAAATTAAAATCTAAGCAATTAGATGAAGAAATGGCCAAAAAAGATTTAGCAGCAGCAAAATTTGCGGCATTTGGCGACACAAAAAATGTTAAAGAATTACCAACATTTGCCGGTGATCTAGTAAAACATTTTGAAAAATTCCCTGCAATTGGTGAAAAGATAATGGGAATAACAACCAATTTAGGTTCATTAAAATCACCATTGTCTGTGATGGATGCTGCGGTGCAACAATCCACCGATTTACAATCACAAAATTTAGATCAATTGGCATTGAAATATCAGGCGATGTTGGATATGACCAATATGGTAGGAGATGCAGCAGCAAATGCATTCACTACATTAGGGAATAGCATTATTGATTCAATGGGATTAGCAAAAACAGGATTAGAAGGATTTGCCGGTCAAATGATGCAAACATTAATACAATTGGGTGCAATGGTTGTAAAGCAATTGGCCATGAACTTAGCATCATCATTAGGATGGGTTACACAGGGTGCGGCACAATCAGGAGCAGCAACAGGGCCGGCAGCCATATTCACAACACCTGCATTTATTGCAACGGCAGTTGGTGGTGTTTTATCAGCATTTGCAGCGATTCCAAAATTTGCGGCAGGTGGTATTGTATCCGGCCCAACAATGGGTTTGATGGGTGAATATCCGGGTGCAAAATCAAATCCGGAGGTAATAGCACCATTGAATAAATTGCAGGGAATGTTGGATCAAGGCAATGGCGGAGGCGGTGGCCCAATGACAGGCGAATTTGTGTTGAGAGGTCAGGATTTAGTAGTGGCATTGCAAAGAGCAGAAAAACAAAGAAATAGAATAGGATAAATATGGCATACGGTGTAAAATATCGGTTGAATTTTGATGATATAAAAGGCAACAAAAGAAAGGTTGAAATCTTTAAAAACGGATATTCAGGTGCCGTTTTACCGATGATTGGCACAGGTGAGCCGGTTGAAATTGAGTGGAAAGCAGAGGAGGATTTGTATGAACCATTAATTGGATCATTGTGCAAGTTGAATTTATTGGTGACAGATGATGTGACCTATGATGACTTTTATTTATACGATGAACGTGAATATAAAGTGGTGATTTATTATGAATCATCGGCAGGAAATTGGGCCACATATTGGTCAGGTTGGGTTGTAAACGATCTTTATTCACAGGCATTGGTTTCCACACCATATTCATTGTCAATCACAGCCACAGACAATTTGGGGCAATTAGATGGATATGATACGTGGATGCCGGCTGTTGGAACAGATAATGTCACATTGTGGCAATTTATGTGGAATGCATTGACCAATTTAGGATTGGATTATGACATTTACATCAGCAATGATTTAAGGATTGCAACCGATTCAGCATGGAAAAACGTGTTTGATCAGGTGACAATCAAAAAGGTCGGATTTTATCACGATTATTATATCATCAACGATGCAAAAATGACATTGCGTTCAATCCTTATGGGATTCAATTGCCGTTTATTTCAATCATTTGGCCGTTGGTATATCATCAATTGTTCATCGTATGGTGATCAACGAATTATTGCAGGCATTCAGGCAGGCACATACACAGGTTCCGGGATATTAACAGCCAAACAAGGGTTTTTGAATGGCGGATCAGAGGACATCAAATATTGGATTTATAATGCATCAGGAGTGGCCCAAACATCAGTGACCACAAATATGTTGAAGGTGGTTCCGACCAATATGCAACCTATTGGCCAAAACCTATTCAGAACACCACGCAGACCGGTCAAAAAATATCAAGAAATTGTGGACATTTCACAACAGCAGATTGATTTGAATCTGAATGCATCGTTTGAATTTGGGTACGAAAATTGGGATACCACATTCGGGGCCGTTGGAACATTTGAACCAAACGCATTTGCAGGCCGTAAGGCGATCAAATTTGTAGGCACAAGTGCATTGGGTGTATATCAAACAAAATTGTTCAGCACAGGGGCAAAATCGGCTGTTAAAGGAAATCAATATCAGGTGTTGTTTTCAGTTAATATCGACAAAGGCGGAAGCGATAACAGATTGCCATTTTATTTGCGTATAGAATATGCAACAGGATCATATTATTATTGGAGTGAAACGAACAAAACTTGGGGGACATCTGCATCAATAATTTGGAATGAAGTTGCAGTTATTGGAGCAGGTACATTTGAATCGTTTAAATTCACGGCAAAAGAGGCACCGGAACCCGGACAAATTCAATTGGGATTTGCATTGCCATATGTGAACACAACAGGTTCATACAATGGAATTTATTTAGACAATTGTGCCGTACGTAATATTGACAAAGAACAAAACGTGTACAAAGAGGCATGGTTTATCAGGGAGCAATCAGGCACATTTGTGACATCTGATGTGATGGAGCATAAAGATGTAGTTCAGGCAGATGTTGATTCAGTTGTATTTTCAGGTGCATTTACAGATACAAATTCATTTAAACGTGCACAGGATGCCAATGGATTATTTTTGGAACAGATAATCACACAGCAAAGATTGAACGATTTTAGGCAATATTCGATGCAATATGAAGGCGATTTGTACAATATGGATGATTACACAATTATGACAATGGCCCATAAATTGTGGATCAAATTCGACACATTAACCGAAACAGATTCGGCAATTGTTGATTCGATCCGTGTTCAATTAAAATCAAATATATACACCTGTCAATTCCATATCCCTAATAATTACACGGATGTGACAAGCAATTACAGGGTATCATATCAGGAATAATTTGTTTTTCATAGGTTTAGTAGTGCACATCCGTTGTATTCTTTGAGTGCATCGGATGTTGATTAGGGTGAATGCAGAATGGTCGTGGAATAATCTACGGCCATTTTTGTTTTATTTGCCGGTTTTACTAATTAGTTAATTGGCTAATTTTGAAAAAAAACTACAAATGGGTTTAAAACACGATCAAATCAAAGATCATTTTTTTTCATCGCCCCTGTCAATGAAATTGTTTTCGGAAAAATACCACGAAGCATATGGGTATGCCGATGCAAAACAGATGCGTAAAATGATGAGCAAATACAACATTCTGTCACGTACAAGGTCGGAAATGAATTTGGCCAATTTACCAAAGGCCCACATTGAATCAATGGAATTTGGTGAAATGGATAATTTTGGGATTGAACCATCGATTGGCAAAGAATACACATCAGATCATTTGCCTAAACACCTGAAAAAGATTGGAATCCTTTCTGATATTCACGTTCCATTCCATTCAGTTGAGGCCGTTGTATGTGCCATAAAACGATTAAGAGAGGAAAAAATTGATTGCTTGTATCTGAATGGCGACACGTTCGATTTTTACAGCATTAGCAGGCACGAAAAGGAAAAGGATTTACGTGATTTCCCAAAAGAAATTGAAATGTGCCGTAATTTCCTGCAAAAACTACGTGACATTTTCCCCAATATTCCAATCTATTTCAAAGCAGGAAACCACGAAAACAGATACCAACGATATTTGAATGAGCAGGCAGAGGAATTTGCCCAATTGCACGAAATGCAATTTGATAAATTTTTCAGGTTGGATTCATTGGATATGAAATTTGTTCCGGATTGGCAAGGTATGGAAATGGGGGATTTGTTGGTATGTCACGGACACGAATTGATGGCAGGTGGAATGAACCCATCGCAAAGCACATTCAATAAAACATTCTGCAATACATTGATTGGTCACGTTCATCGAACCACAAACACAATCAAAAAGGATGGGTTTAAAAAATTCATCCATACGTATTCCACAGGATGTTTGACACAATTATCGCCAAAATACTATCCATTTGCACAGCACAATAATGGGTTTGCGATCGTTACAATTGAGGATGGGAAATCAAAGGTTGAAAACATTATGATAAAAGATGGAAAAATTGTGTAGTTTTGCATTGGTAGAATAAAGGTTATTGATTCATAGTTGTTGAAACAAAAAGGGCATTTCCATTGGATTTGCCCTTTTTTATGACCGTTAAATAAATAATTGATATTTTTTTGATATATTTTGTTTGAAATTGTTTGCATTTGTTAAAAAAGGTTGTAAATTTGAATCATAAACAACAACAAAACAATAAAAGTATGGAAATCAACGTACAAAAATCAACCAAAGAAAGCCGTATTGGCGAATTAATGGCCGTAAACAAAATGAATGGCATTAAGCAAACAAAGACTGAATTAAGAAAATTATCATACGATCAGATCAATAATTTATTGATCAAAGGATATGATAAATTCGGAACAGGATTCAAAATGAAATTTCAATAATCTATAAACAACAACAATATGTGGAATCTATTAAAAACAATTGACAAAAATGACATTGCAGGTTTAGTTATCGTTTTAACAGCCAGTGCAATCTGTGTGAAACTTATGTACATCGTTGGCAACATTTAATCACTACGGCAATGATATATAAAATCACATTCAAAGATCACGCAGGATATTACACCGTGACCAAAGCATTCAACAGCACGGATGAACTTGGAAAATATATCCAAAACGAATTGACCAATAATGGTGGAAAAGAAATTGGCATTGAGGAATTTGAATCAATGCAGGAAATGTTAGAAAAAAGATATGAGGGTAAAAATTAACGCAGGTGAATTGCACCGATTGGTGGCTGAGGATTTAAACAATAGAGGCATTCAGCCACCACGCAAAGACAAATGGGAATCGCATAATGTGCAGATGGCCATTTCAAGAAAATTAAATTATCCATTAATGTGGGAATCAATCAACCGAATTTCAAAACAATTATACGATGAATCAGAAATCAAATCTAATTAAAGCAATTATCAACGTGATGAATGATGTCAAAGGGATTGAAAAATCAATGACCATTGGCACAGGGCAAATGGCTTACAAAGGTGTTCCGGACAAAGAGGTCAAAAAAATCATTGGCCAATCGATGGCAAAAAATGGTTTATGCATTTTACCGATTGGGATCACACCAACAATTAAAATTGAACGTTGGGATGAATTGGATTACAACGGCAAAATGAAGGCAAAGCAGTCAGTATTTACGGAGGTATATTCAACGTTTTTATTGATGCACGAAAGCGGTGAAAGTCAGGAAATTTGCGGATATGGTCACGGAGTTGATCCACAGGACAAAGGAGCAGGCAAAGCAACAACGTATGCGTTGAAATATGCATTGTTGTATTCATTTTTAGTTCCAACAGGCGATATTGATGACAACGATGCAATCCATAGCAACGAGATTCAAACAAAGCCACAGGCCAAAGCATCAAAGCCACAGGCAAAAGG